TGTCGGTGGCCGTGATGAGACTTTAGATGTGTTTATCGGTGCAGGTGCATCGAAAAAAGCCAAAGCCAAAAAGGTTGAGGCGGAAGACGAGGGAGAAACCCCCGAAACATAGGAGAGCCAGATGGCTAATAAACACAGAGGCGAGATGAAAATCTCGCTTGGCGGCCAAGATTATAACACCCGCCTAAACTTCGATTCCATTGCACGCATAGAAGGCGCTACAGGGCAAAGCGTTATCCGCCTAGCCCAAAGCATAGGGGATACCTCTATCGGCCTTCAGCAGCTTTCTATTGTCCTTTATCAGGCGATTAAAGGCGGCGGCAATGACGTTACCGAAAAAGACGTAAACAAAATCATTTGGGAAGCGGGTATCGTGGCGGCAATGGGCGCTGCGGGCGAAGTGCTGACCAACGCCCTTATCGGTGGGCAAGATGAGGGAAAGGACGAAGCGGAGGAGGCGTAGCATCAGATGAGTTTCCGTGGCATAATTACATGGAAATCGGACTTGGAATTATGCAGATGCGGCAACAAGATTTTTGGGATTTAAGCCCTCACGAATTTTACGCCGCACTAAACGGATTCAGCGAGTTTCATTCATCTGGCAAACCTACTCCGCTGGGACGAGATGAACTGAATGACCTGATGGAAAGGTATCCTGACTAATGGCGACTCCCGTTGATACACTACTGTTTGAGGTCACTGCTGACCTGAGAGATGTGCGCCGCAAGCTGGGGCAGCTTGAAAAGGAAACCAAACGCACGGCAGACCGTTCCGCTCAGAATATGGGCAGATTGGCCACGGCTATCAAAACAGTTGTCGGGGCGGTTATCGTTAGGGAGTTTGCCCGCGCTGGTCTGGCGGCGGTCAATTTTGCTTCTCACGTTGAGGAAGCACAGGCTAAATCATCTGTCGTATTTGGTAAATTCACTGATAAAATACGCGGAGACCTAAAAGACTTCGCAACCGAAGTCGGGCGTTCAGAGTTTCAATTAGAAGAAATGGCGGCAAGCGTTCAAGATACGTTTGTTCCAATGGGCTTTGCGAGAGGTGAGGCTGCTAATTTATCTGTTGAGTTGGCAAAGCTGGCTACAGATGTTGCATCATTTAACAATGCGTCTGATGTAGAAACGATGCGTGCTTTCCAAAGTGCGCTCGTCGGCAACCACGAAACCGTGCGCCGATTTGGTATCGTTATAACAGAGGCAGAGTTGCAGGCAGAAATTTTCCGTATGGGCATACGGAAATCAAAGGATGAACTGACAGCCGCCGAAAAAGTGCAGGCAAGGATGAACCTAATTCTTGCGGGAACAACAGACGCGCAAGGTGATGCCGCCCGAACCGCTGACTCTTACGCAAACCAAGTGAAACGCATGGAGGCTGAAACCGATAGACTGCAAAAGGCTATTGGTGATTCCCTTATGCCAACGATGGTTGAGCTTGTTAAGGTAGTCTCATCAGCGGCCAGCGAGTTGACCAGACTAATTCAAGGTCCTGATTTAGGGAAGCTGGGCAACATTAACCGAGAGATAGCAGAGACTGAGCAACGCATTGCTGAGTTGAATGAGGAATCCAATAAGAAGGGCATGCTTGAGTATTTTACTGGGCTTGCTGGGGGTTCTGGTCTTGCTCGTTTTGCTGAAAAAGTTAGACACGATGAAACAAGGGCTAACTTAAAAGCAGAAAAAAAACGCTATGATGACCTTATTGAAGCCCGCAGAAAGTTAATAAGCGGGGATGATGGCGAGGAGAAACCAGCTACACAAGGCGGTCAATCAGAAATAACCAAGAAGAAGGTTAATGATTTGCTTAAAGAGCAGGCTGATGCAATGGCGGTTGCTCAAATGCGCGTTGATGGATTGGCTAACTCTCAGGTTCTTCTTGAGGAGACAAGCAGAAAACTTGGGGAACTAACACCAGAGCAGACAATCCAATTTATGATGCAGGCGGATGCCCTTGATGACTTAAAATTGAAAATGCAGGCCATAGATGAGGTTCAAGGTGCGCTGCAAAGTGGCGTTCAATCGCTTTCAAGCGGCACTAGCCAAGCCATAACTGATATGGTGACGGGTGTTGGCGATGGTATGCAGGGCTTGAAAAATGTTGTTTCAGAGGCAATTACCAGCATTATTAAAAAAATGATTGAGATGTATGTTGTCAACAAAGCTATCAATGCGGCTCTTGGTTTCTTTGGCGCTCCCCAATCAATGATGCTTCCCACCGCTGCGTCTGGTGGCGCTATCCAGCCCAACCGCCCCACGCTTGTGGGTGAGCGCGGACCAGAGCTAATTATTCCTAAGAGCGCGTCCGTTGTTAAAAACGCAGCCGATACACGCGGCGCGATGTCTGGCGGCGGTGGCGTGATTGTGCATCAAAATATAAATGTGACCACGGGCGTTCAAGCAACCGTGCGCTCTGAGATTGTCAGCCTCATGCCACAGATTGCGGCATCTGCTAAACAGGCTGTCTTTGACGCTAAAACTCGCGGCGGTTCTTTTGCAAAGGCTTTTTAGATGGCATATACTTATCCCCTTACCCTACCTACCGTCACGGGACTCGCCCGCATCACACTGAGGGCGGTGAGCGCCGTTGGTCTATCTACTTCACCGTTTACTTTCAAGCAGCAAGCGGTCACGTTTTCGGGTCAGCGTTGGGAGGCGGATATTAGCTTACCGCCGATGAAGCGTGCGGCAGCGGAAGAATGGATTGCTTTCTTATTAAGATTAAATGGACACGAGGGGCGATTTTTGCTTGGAGACCCATCTGGTGTTACGCCACGCGGTTCAGCAGCGACAACGGCAGGAACGCCGCTTTCAAATGGGACGGGGGTTCAGACGGGTTCAAATCCCACGACTTACGCGGGGCAAGTTGGGAGCGCTGTAGCCGTTGATGGTATGCCAGCAAGCGCAACAGGGTATTTGAAGCAGGGCGATTATATACAATTCGGCGCGGCGGGTAGCGCAACGCTACACAAGGTTTTGACGGACGTTGATACCAATGCAAGCGGCCAAGCTACAATAGACATTTGGCCTTATGCGCGGGGCATACAGGATAACACGGCGATTACTGTTGCAAGTTGCGTGGGTCAATTTAGGCTTAACTCAAACCAACAGAATTGGGATGTGAGCCAAGCCCAAACATTTGGGGTGAACTTCACAGCCGTTGAGGTGGTGCAATGAGCCGCGAACTGAGCGCTAGTTTTGTTGATGCCCTAGATGCGTATAGCGTGGAGGTTTTCTTCGCTATTGAGTTATTTTTTGACACTCAAACGCTAAGGTTCTGGTCAGGGCTAGGTGAGTTGCCTATTCCAAATGGCGCAGGCTTTGACGTCTATACTGGCAGTGGTGGCCTGATTGCAATATCGGGAATAACTGAGAGCGCTGACATTGCGGCCACAGGTGCTGATATTACATTGAGCGCCTTCCCATCCAACCTTTTAGGACTTGCGCTTGCGGAGCCATATCAGGGGCGGAAATGTAAAATATATTTAGGCGTCATAGATAGAACTACCAGCACAACTGAGGCAAGCGCTCTTACGCAAATATTTACAGGCCAAATGGATCAAATGAATATTGAAGAAGGCGCAGAGACAAGCGCTATTCAACTCAAGGTTGAGAGCCGCCTTATTCAGTTAAACAAGCCGCGCTCCCTGAGATATACATCAGCAAACCAGAAGTCGCGTTCTGGTGTTGATTCAAGTGGTAATGTAATTTCCTTCTCTGGCGACAAGGGGTTTGATTTTGTTGAGGACTTGCAGGGCAAGAAGTTTGGCTGGGGGAGGTCGGCTTAGTCATGCGCCGTAACGATTGGGAAAAGAGATTTGAATTAATTGTTGAGGAATACCGAAACAAAGATTTTGAGTGGGGTCGGTTTGATTGCTTAACTTTTGCCAATGACATCCATATGGCTATCACTGGTAATCCCTTAGCTGATGATTGGTTGGGCGGTTATTCAAATCCAATTAACGCCCGAACTGAATACAAGAAGATGCTGGCAAGGTTTGGTGAGAAAAGCATTGTTGATGGAATTGATAGGCGCTTGGACAGATACCACGGAAACAT